CGTCATCTGTCCGTTCGTGCAAACGGCATAGAATGCGCCCCCGGCGATCTCCGCCGCGGCATCCGCAGTCTGTGGCATGAAACTCGCGCAGGTCTGTTTGCTGATCCGCGAGTCAACCACCGTCGTCATCGGCGCATTCGCGGCTAGCGTGACGAATAGAACCGCATTCAAATGCCCCTGGTTAATTCGATTGACGCCCTCGGCGAGCTGGCGGCGGTGCTCCGCTGCCTTCACGAGATCCGTTGGCGCGCCATTGCTTAGCTGCACATTCGGCCGCGAAGGAGGCTGCACGACACTCACCGGAAGCCTCCCGCGACGAATGTCGTATCGACGCCCACGATGTGCGTCCAGATTGCGCCTAGCGGCATCTCGACCATGGCATTATGGTATCGTCCGTCGCTCCGCTGTGGACACTCCCCGGATACATCCGGCGCAACCGCAGTCCCGAACGTCTCCGGATCGTACAAGTCCACTCGCGCGGCAAAAGCGATCGTCGGTGTTCCAGTGGACAGATCCACGAGGGGGCGGCCGCTCTGCACATAGGTCCGGCGCCCTGGGGTCAACTGCTTCGTTTGCGTGGCGACCTGCGCCGGCAGATTCGGGCCCGTGAAATATGCCAACTGGTGCGCGCCATTGACCGCTGCGATCAGTGAGGCATCGCCCACCCAGATCGCGCTATCAAGGGAGGCGGGAAGCGTATCCGTGTCGGTATAGCCGAGGGCTGGCATAGCATCCATCGTCACGCCCCAACTCAGCGCGCGCAAGATCCACTCCACGCCGCCAGAGCCTACCGAAATATACGATGCCCGCCCGATGTCCCACCGATAAAGCAGGATGGTGTCTGGAATGCCGCCTGGCGCAGCCTGCGATGGGAATGCCCACATTACGAGCTTATTAGGCACGTTCGCGGCGCCGACAATGTTCCACATGTAGCCCTGGTTGACGTTAGCCCAAAACCAGTTGTCGAATTTATCAGCTCCGATCGGTGTCGATACCGCGCCGTCGAACATGTAGAACCCGTCTTCCCCAAGATACCAGACCATCGCCCCAAGCGGAATAATCGAATTCGGTGCTGGGCAACCGCGGACATTCTCGGTTGGAAAGAAGTCGAACACTACCGGAGGCCCCGCATATAGCCCGCGCCACACCGCATGACGGAAGAAAATAGCAACGTCGGCGTTGGCAAGGCTGTCGACCAGCCCGGTGATTTCGCCGAAATTGCCCTCGAAATCGTTGAAGTCGGACTGCCCTTCGATTGCGGCGTTACTGCCTGGCGCGGGCCACGTCGTTGCGTCGCCGTTCGCCGACCACCAGATGCGCTGCGGCCCTAAGCCGCCCACGGGATCGGATGTGTTGCCAACCATAAGGAAATTCTTCGGCGTGCACATGCGCCGGGCCTGCGGAGGTGCGCCACTCTGGTAGTTCCAGATTGCCGCCGCCGTCGCAGAGAAGTTCCACACGGCAGCGGCTTGTGTCACGAAATTCCAACTGCAGGTATTATCGATGATATTGCTGCCCGTACCTGTCGGGCCCCCGGACGCCGCCGACGTTCCAGCCGTGATCAGAATGTAGATGTTGCCGGCGTTCTGCACAAAGATGCCAGCCGTCGGATAGCTATGCGAAGTTGCCCATGCAGTTGCAGTGACACCGTCGGAAATGCCAGAGCCAACGCCAGACGGCCCAGTGCCAGACGCCGCAGAAAGCCCCGCTGTCGCGAGCGAGTAGATGTTGCCGTTCGCGCTGACTTCCTCCCCGATGGTGCTATAGACGGTCAAGGGCATCCAGGGCGCGCCAGCAACAGCGCCATCGACAATACCAGCACCTGTCCCGGATGGCCCCGTACCCGTCGTCGCGGAAGTGCCAGACTGCGTCAGCACGTAGCGGTTGCCGTTGGCCAGTACATATTGCCCAGGCGTCGCATACGCAGTCGAAGGCGCCCAAGCGGGCGCGGTAAATAGCGGTCCGAACGTCGTGCTTACACCTAGCGCAAATGACTGCATCGGATCGCCGAAGTTCGTTGCGACGACGCTGTTGTTGAACAGGTCAAACTGCCAGTTATCGCCCTGCGCAGTGGAGTAGGCTTCGCCCGATACATCGCCCCACGTCGGCGTCGTCCCTGTCATCTCGTAGAGCTTATCCGCAGTGCCAGCGAACATATAGATCGTGAGATCGTTGCCCTGCAGCCCGATCGCGCCAATGCACTGGCCGTCCATCGCGTTCGTGCTATAGGCAGATAGCGAAGGGAACGGCCCGTAAGATTCCGGGGTGATTGGGATCACGTTCAGCGCAATGGATGTTGCCTCCGCGAGATCCGGCATATCCGGACGAAATTCTGCCATTGGGAGGATTTCTTGCGGCACTAGAAGTAACCTATGGAGGCTCGGATCTTTCCCGATCCCGACCCGCGCCGAAACGCCTCTCCCCGTAGCATCTGGAGAATACCACGTCGGCCTTGCGAAGGATTGCCCATCAGCTCATTTTCCATCGCTGCTACCTGATCGGCGTCGCGGATGATATCGCGGAATAGCAGCCGCTTGGCCTCCGTGCGAATTAGTTTCTCGGCTCGGTTAGTCCACACGGAATAATCACTAGAGTTAACCAGGGGCGCGAACCTAATAGTCGCGTTTATAATAAGCGGATAACCACCATTTGGTACGGGATAGAGACGAATAGCACCAGCTTGCCAGGACCAATCCGTCGGCAATCCTTGCCATGTCGTACTGATAGATTGGTCATCAATCCATCCAACGCTTCGCGAAATCAGCGGATACCGATTGGCGAATGCCAGCACCAGTATCTTGCTAATGTGCGGATAATTCACCAGCGCCGGAAGATCGGCCGCGCTATAGAATTCCTGCCCTTCAACCGTGGCGAGGTCGCTTCCAGACCCCGTCACGTCTCCAAAGTAGCGCATCTGATTGAAGTCAAAGCTCTCACGCTCATATTCCAGAATCGCGTCACTGATCGCGTTCTGGATATCCGTCGTCGTCGGAGAGCCTAGCACCTCATTCGCGATGCGCGCCTGGAGCTGTCCGTATGTGTTGGCTTCAGTATTCGCTGCGTAAACCGGAAAGCCATTGGCATCAAACAATATCTGTCCAGAAGCCGGGTCCCGTTCGTAAGTGATGTCAATGATCGCCACTGACGTCCTCCACGACAACGGTTTCCCGCACAGCCCTCAGCGCCTCGGCCGCTACCCGCCGCGAAGTCTCCTCCACGTCGATAATTAGCCGATCAGCCTCGTCGCGCCAGAGCAGCTGGCGCATGGCAAGCGCCAGCGCCATGGCAGGCTATTCCTCGCTATAGGTCGGCATTTTCCGCGGCACGCGCGGACGACCGCCCCCCTCGCGTTCGGCCTCGCGGTCGTATTCCGGTCGCACGCGCCCAAGAACGCCAGCGCCGATCCGCGGCCCCATCTCGGACGGCTTCGATGCCGGGCCACCCATGCCTTCGCCGGTGCCGACGGTTTCGGTATGCTTGCCCGAACCGCTGGTGCCGACCTTAAAACGCGCTGGCTTTGCCATATTGGCGTGCTCCTACGGGCTTGCGGTCGACGATACGCCGAGCCGGAAGTTACCGGCAACGGCGGTCCCGGCCGCGTTCGTGATCGTGGCCACGATGGTCACGTTATTGGTGAAGGTCTGGCCATACGACGCTGGCACATTTGCCGACGCAATACCGCCCGCTTGGCCCGTCGTGTTACCGGTCGCGATGAAGGCCGCGGCCGTGGTCGTGCCGCTGTTGATATAGCCCACCTCGAACGTGAACGCGCCGGAACTGGCGCTGTCGAGCTTGTCCACCGCCGCTTTCACGTTGGTGACGAATAGGCCCGCCTGCACGATCGGACCGAGGATCACATCGCCGCTCGCCAGCGTTGTGCCAACGGCTGCGATGTAGATCTCCTCGAACACGCCCTCGGCATTATATTTGGGCAGCTCGATCGTGCCGGTATTGATGTTTACGCCTTGCCACGTTGCCATGTCTGCGGCTCCTCTTAGGTGGTGTGCGCCGCCGCATAGGCGGACATGACGATAGTTGCGAAGTCGGCACTATTGAAGACTGCCTTCTTCAGCCCGAAGATGAGGCCCGCTGACACGCCCAACTGATTTTCGTAGTCGAACAATTCCTCGACCCACGTGAACTTATTGATTGCGTTGTCGCGGCCGAAGCCGATCAACCCCGCTTGCGCGCCGCAGAACACGTTGCGCCGCACCGTGGTGATCGCCGCATTGCCGGTCGGGTTATAGCCCTGCGAGACCCGATAGTCCTCATGCAGAATAACGCCGTTGTAGACGCCCAGGCTGCCATCGAAGATCGGATTGTCATCCACCAAGCCGCCCGTCATGGCCGCCTTCTGGATGTCCAGCCACTGGCCGGTCGCCGTCGACGTGCGCAGGTCGGTGACGCTGTAAGGATGCAGCCACGCGACATAATACTTCTTGCCCTTGACGCCAACGGGCCGGATCGCCGGTACCAGCGTCTTCGCCTTCTCAACGGCCACGTCGATCATAGTCAGGTTAAAGGTATTGCCACTACCTAGCGTGGTGTCGTTCGCGCCGCCCTGCGCATTGGTATAGTGCGCGGCATCTGGCGCGATCGTCGCCTGTAGGCCAGTCCAGCGGATATCGGAGGCGGTCAGGTTAATCGCGCTCGGGCCGAGGTTCCCGCACAGCTGATTGAAGCCCGCATAGTCAATGCGATCGGCCCACCAGTCGCGCAGGCCAGAAAGCGCTTCGTCGCGGACCGAGAATGGCACCCTCTGCTGCGACATGCGGCCCTGACTGCGAACGGCGTGACGAAGCTGATTGATAATCAGCGCATCGCTATAGGTCGTCAGCGCTTCTTCGTTGCCTTCGAGTGTGCCATCGCCGAGCACGCCGTTACCGGTGAGCTGCATGCGGAGCCCATATGTTATCTGGTCACCAGCACTTTTGCTAGTCTCGTCCTTTACTTGGATCATGGCGTTTGTACCATCGCCGATGAACCTATATATCCACGTTGCTTTCAGTGCTTCCACTGATAGCATTTTGCTCCAAAGCTTCACTGCAAGTGGGTTATTCGTTCCGTAATTGGTAGTCGCCATCGTGATTGTCCTATGCAGGTCGGTGGCGTTCGAATGGCTTCCGAACACAGCCGCCCATGCGCGGGCGAGGCGAGGGCGCGGTTACGGTCCCGCGTCAGCCGAGGATATGGCCACGAGCCACATCACGCCGAACATGCGATCGCAGGTCGCAGACCCCGTAGCGATATCACTATCGCAGCGTGAAGCTACGCAGATTTCTGGGACGGACGCAAGAGGTCATGCGATGTTTTCATAGGTTTCCTCCGCGAGAAACCGCTGCCTTCAGGCAGCGGAGGGATAGCGGGGCGAACACAGTTTGCCGCACTTGACAATACCGCAAATATCCTCTATATTTGAGGGCATGAAGCTGGTCGCCGCCATTAAGATGCTGCCAACGCCCGAACAGGCTGCGTGCCTGACGGCGACGCTGGCGCGTTGCAATGAAGCCTGCACATGGCTCGCTGGCGCCGGCTTCGACAGCCAGACATTCCGGCAATTCGACCTGCACAAACTGGTCTACACAGACGTCCGCGAGCGGTTCAGTCTGACCGCCCAGGCCGCCGTACGGTCCATCGCCAAGGTCGCGGATGCCTTTAAGGTCAGCCGGAAAGTAGCTCCGGTGTTCCGCCCCGACGCCGCCCAGCCCTACGACGATCGCATTATCCGCTTCGTCAAGGACGGCAGCGCCGTCAGCTTGTGGACCATTGAAGGCCGCATCACCGTCCCGATCGTGATGGGCGACCACCAGAAGCGATTGATGGCCTACCGCAAAGGCGAGGTCGATCTGTGCCACGTCCGCGGCAAGTGGATGCTGGCAGCGACCTGCGACATTCCCGAGACCGACGAGTTTAAGGCCGCTGACTGGCTCGGCGTGGACTTCGGTATCGTCTCCCTGGCCGTCGACAGCGACGGCGCAACCTACTCTGGCGCTGATGTCGAACGCGTCCGAGATCGGCTCGCGCGCCGCAAGCGCGGGCTTCAGAAGCGAGGCACCAAGGCGGCCAAGCGTCGCCTCCGCAAGTTGGCCGGGAAGGAGGCCCGGTTCCGCAAGCATACCAACCACTGCATCTCGAAGGTGATCGTGCAGACTGCCGAACGCACCGAACGCGGCATCGCCCTGGAAGACCTGACGGGCATACGCGGACGGGTTACGGCCCGGCGCAGTCAACGGTCTCGCTTGCACTCTTGGTCGTTCAACCAGCTTCGCGGCTTCGTCGCCTATAAGGCGCGACGTGCTGGCGTTCCGCTGGCCGCAGTCGATCCCCGCTACACGAGCCAAACCTGCTCGTGCTGTGGTGCGATCGACAGGAAGAACAGACCGGATCAAGCAACTTTCCTTTGCATCTCTTGCGGCCACAGCGAGGTCGCGGACATCAACGCAGCCCGGAATATCAGGGCGTTGGCGGCTGTAATCCCGCCAAAAGTTCTGGCCGCGTGAGCGGCACGGAAAAGCCCCTCCTTTCAGGGAGGGGATCGGTTACGGCGTAAGGATTGCCGTCTCGCGCGCCGAAGTTATCGCGCCTGCATTAACCAGCCCATCCATCCAGGCTTTCAGAACAGGACTCGTCAGATCAATCGTCCCGGCTGCCAATCCGGTCGTTAACCCCACGCCGATCGTGGTGGGAGCGGCGGCGGCCGCGGCTTGAACGGCTGCCTGTTCGGCGGACGTAAAGCGATCGAGAAACGCTATTGATGTGAT